GTGCTGGAAACCCTTGGAAAAAGGGGAAAAAGCACTTTATGTCTGCCATTCCCCCTGTAGGTGAATTGCTGGATCCAATTGAATTTGATTCAGAAATCATGGATCGGGTTGAGAATATAATTGAAACATATCATACCGGTAAACGCTGGAATCCTGTCTTTTGTGCGCATCTTAAGGATGAACCACTACCTTTTAAGAAGGTTAAGGCAAAGAAAACCAGAGTTTTTACTGGTGCCCCAGTTGATTTTACATTTGTTACCAGAAAGTACATGCTTTCTATAGTGCGACTTATTCAAAATAATCGCTACTTATTTGAAGCTGCTCCTGGTACAGTTGTTCAATCAGCAGAATGGGGTGTTATGCATGATTATATCACTGCTAAGGGTCAAACTCGCATGATTGCCGGAGACTATCAAGCTTTTGACAAGCGTATGAGTCCCGAGTTCATGATGGCAGCCTTTGATATCATTATATCATTATGTTACCGTTCTGGTAACTATACTGATGACGATATTAAAGTTCTGCGCGGTATATCGGCAGATATCTCGTACCCTTTAGTTGATTTCAATGGTGATTTAATCCAATTTTATGGAAGCAATCCATCTGGTCATCCTCTAACTGTCATCATTAACAGTTTAGTTAATTCATTATACATGAGATATGTCTATATGGATTTGAACCCAAATAATGAATGCTCCTCTTTTAGGGAGCATGTGAGTTTGATGACTTATGGAGACGATAATGTTATGAGCGTGTCCGAATCTGCTTCGTGGTATAATCACACTACTATCCAACAATCCTTTTGGAAGATGGGGATAGTATATACTATGGCTGATAAGGACGCTGAAAGTGTTCCTTACATCACTATCGATGATGTTTCATTTCTCAAACGGACTTGGCGTTATGATGATGATGTCGGGGCCTTTCTAGCTCCTCTTGATCATGATTCCATCAATAAACAACTCACTGTTTGGGTGGAGTCCAAGAGTATATGCCCTCAAGAGCAGATGGTTAATGCTATCACGAAGTCACTCCAAGAATACTTCTTTTATGGTCGTGAAGTTCATATAGAAAAGACAAAGATTTTCAAACAATTGATAGAACATTTAGATCTGTCTGATTGGGTTGAAGAGCATGTCTTTTTAACTTTCGATCAATTGAAAGAGCATTTCTGGGAGTATAGTGCGTAGAGACCGGCCCGTCCTAGCTTTGGGACGTTAAATTCAAAGCACTGCGGTGTATTACTGCCTTACTTATGTAAAAAATAATACGGTTTTGCATCTTAACTTTAAAAAGATGCTCCTGGGCCTAGCACAAGGTCCAACATACAAACCAAAATGTGCCCTGCAATAGTAGTTACTGTCATACAATGTTTATTTCCTATTCAGAGAAATTGTGTGAAGCGTGGATTATTGTAGGTTAACTCCACTTGGGCGTTCCCCGAAGTCCCTATTTAGGGAAGGGTTAAAGTTGAACCCAAATCTGTAATAGGCGTTGTCTCCTTATGAGTCTAAAGTGTACAACGTATAGACGACTTGCTTCTTTTATATTAATAGACAATAGTTGCGTGGGTAACTTTAAAACACCCACTCGGCCTATCGACGATCTCGATAGATTCTTGAGAGTGCAGTCTGCAGATACTATGGATAGTACTGAAGAACAGAATGTATCTTTCATGGATGAAAAAGAAGGTGAGAAAATTAATCTTGATGCTACTGAAAACTTTCAGAAAGATTCTTCTGCTAATGTGGAACTTGGAAACTATCTGAAAAGACCAGTATTAATTAAAACTATTACATGGTCTGATTCAGCTGAAGTCTCAGAGAATATGGAGGTTTGGCCTTTGTACTTTTCGCATCCATCCATTCAACGGAAACTTGGAAATTATTTCATGTTGAGATGCAATTTGCATATCAAAGTTGTCATAAATGCTTCACCATTTTATTATGGAGCGGCAATTGTGAGCTATAGACCTCTTACAAATTCTTTCAGCCAAGGTTATAATGTTGCACCCATTTATGGCGGTGTAGGCTCTGGTGATATTTTGATATGTGGAAGATCTCAACGACCACATTTCTATATCTATCCGCAAAATAGCCAGGGAGGTGAAATGGTTTTACCGTTTCTCTCTGGGCAAAATTATGTGGATGCCACCAGTTATGGTGCTGTATCCAGACTTGGAACATTAAGTGTCGATTCCTTTGCGCCTTTGCTGAATGCCAATGGTGTGTCCGGTATCGGTGTTGATATCCAGGTTTATGCATGGGCTGAAGATGTTGAATTAGCAGGTCCAACCGTGGAACTTGCAGTGCAAGCTAAAGATGAGTATGACCATGAAGGCACTCTATCTAGACCCGCATCTGCTTTAGCATCTATGGCTGCTTCCGTTGCTAAAATACCATATTTTGCAATGTTTGCACCTTATGCAACCGCTACGTCAATTGGAGCTTCTGCGGTTTCAACTATAGCTAAAATGTTTGGGTATACAAACGTTCCTGTTATAGATGATGTTCACGCCTTCAAAGGTCAACCCTTTCCCCATATGGCAACCACCGAAATCGGTGTTCCAACGGAGAAATTGACTGTTGACTCGAAGAATGAACTCACAGTTGATCCTAGAGTTTGTGGTGCTGATACAGGAGATGAACTTGCTATACAAAGTATAGTCACTCGTGAGAGTTATGTCACCTCATTTGATTGGACAGCTACAGACGCATCTGGTGCTTTACTATTTGCATCACATGTGACTCCAAATATGCTTATTATTAATAATGTTAATTTGGCAGGAATACCTACTGATCTGGTTCA